CATCGCCGAATCGCTGTGGAACACCAGCACCAAGGGCAGCAGCACGGTCTTCACCGAGCCCGGCGAGTTCATCGACCTGCTGCGCAACCAAGCCGTGGCCGTCGAGCTGGGCGCCCGCGTCATGGCCGGCCTGACCAGCCCGGTCAGCTTCCCCAAGCAGACGGGCGCCGCCACGGCCTACTGGATGCCTGAGAACGACGGCACCAACGTCACGGCCAGCAACGCCACGCTGGGCAGCGTCAGCCTGACGCCCAAGACGCTGCAGGCCACCACGGCCTTCAGCCGCCAGTTGATGGCGCAGTCCAGCATCGACGTCGAGCAGTTCGTGCGCAACGACCTGGCCGCGCAGCACGCGCTGGCCTGGGACCGCGCCGTGCTGCACGGCAGCGGCTCCAACAACGAGCCCACCGGCATCTACGCCGCCGGCAGCGTCAACAGCATCGCCATGGGCGGCACGCCCACCTACGGCAAGCTGATCGACATGGTCACCGAGGTGCTGAAGGACAACGCCCTGATGGGCAACCTGGCCTTTGCCACCACGCCGGGCATGGCCGGCAAGCTGGCGCAGACGGTCATCGCCGCGTCGACCGACAGCCGCATGATCTGGACCGGCCCGCTCAACGACGGCCAGCTGGTCGGCTACCGCGCGGTGGCCACCAACCAGGTGCTCGCCACGCTGGGCAGCGGCTCTGACCACGGCGTCATCTTCGGCGACTTCACCAGCGTGATGATCGGCACCTGGGGCGCCCTGGAAATCGTGGTCGACCCCTACGCGCTGAAGAAGCAGGGCATGGTGGAAGTCACGAGCTTCCAGCTCGCCGACATCGCGCTGCGCCACCCGCAGAGCTTCTGCAAGGCCACCGGCGCGACCATCTGAGGCGCCTGAGCATGCGCGTGCGCTTCGTCCGCGGCACGGCCCTGGGGGGCGTCGGCAACGACGCCCACCCGGGCGATGTGCGCGATCTGCCCGCGGCGCTGGCCGCCACCCTGGTGGCCGCCGGCCGGGCCGAGCCGCTGCCCGACGAGCCGCCCGCGCTGCTGCAGGCCCTGGACGCCGTGCAGCAGGCGCACGCCGCCATGGTCACCCCGGCCCCCGAGCCCGCCACCCCCACGCCGCCGCGCCGCGCGCGCAAGGCCGCAGCATCGAAGGACTGACCCATGGACATCATCGGCGACGCCGCCCTCACCAACATCCAGGCCCCGGCCGCGATCAGCGCCGACGGCAACAGCGCAGGCATCGACGCGCGCAACCTCAAGGGTCAGGGCGCCATCGTGCTCATGGCCCGCAACACGGCCGGCAGCACGCCGACGCTGGCGCTGAAGCTGCAGGGCTCGCAAGACACCGACGCCGTCACCAGCGTCACGCCTGGCAGCAACACCGGCACCGGCACCTGCCACGACGTTGTGGCCGGCCCCGACGCGGTGGCCGAGACCATCACGCTGACCTTCAGCAACGCCACCACCGCCGCGGTCGTTGGCGCCACCTCGGGCAGCCTGGGCAACGCCACGGTGGGCGAGCGCTTCACCAGCCAGTACGTCGCCTTCGACTTGTTTGCCGGCGGCACCGCCTTCGTCAACGGCGACACCATCGCCATCGTCACGACGGCGCGCACCTACGCCGATGTGGACGGCGGCGCCTTCACCGGCCTGACCACCGGCGTGTCCACCCAGAAGCGCGCCATCAACTTCGATCGCCTCCCGCGCTACCTGCGCATGAACTACGACATCGGCGGCACCAGCAGCCCGGCCTACACGCTGGCCGTCGTCGCGCTGAGCGACACCGACTGACACCGCCGCCGCCGCCGAGCCTGACCGCCGCCCATGTTCGCCGAAAACCTCGCCCCCTTCTTCGCCGCCAGCGGCATGGGCGTGGCCGTGACCGTGCACGGCCAGGCGCGCGAGGCCATCTTCGACGCCGAGTTTCAGCTGGGCGGCCTGACCGCCACCGGCATCGCCAGCGCGCAGCCCATGCTCACCCTGCGCACCGCCGACGTGCCCGCCAGCCCGGTCGGCAAAACCACCGTGGTGGGCAGCACCACCTACACCATCGTCGAGCACCAGCCCGACGGCACCGGCGTGAGCCGCCTGATGCTCGAGCGCGCCTGACATGAGCGCCCACCTCGCCATCCAGACCGCGCTCGTCACGCTGCTGACCGCCGCGCCCGCGCTGGCGTCCAACAACGTCCGGGCCAACGCCACGCGCCCCATGGCCGCGCAGCACGCCGCGCAGGTCAACGTCCGCCTGGTGCAGTCGCGTGCCGACTACCCGCGCACGCTGGGCGCCGGCTACGAGTGGCAAACCCAATTTGCGGTCGATTGCCTGGCGCGCGGCGCTTCGGCCGCCAGCGAGCCCGCCGCCACCGTCGACGCGCTGCTTGAAGCCGCCTGGGCGCGCATCGCCGTGTGGCAGCCCGCGGCCAACCTGGGCGTCATCGACGTGCGCATGACGCCCACCATCGACTGGCAGACCGACGACGGTGACACGCCGCTGGTCGCCGCGACCATCGCCCTGGTCGTCCAGCACCGCACCCAGGCCGCCAGCCTGGCCGCCTGGCCCTGACCCACCCACCCACCAACGCCACCATGCCCGCCACCCGCGCCAAACCCGCCACCGCCCCGGCCACCGCAGCCCTGAGCGCCGAGCCCATCGGCACGCCGCCCCACGGCGGCCGCTGGACGTGGGACATCCCGGCCCAAGCCTGGGTGGAACTGCCCGACACCGCCGCGGCGCCCGCCGCACCCGCCCCCGAAACCGCTGCCAGCCAGGAGTAAGCCACCATGGGCCGCCTCATCCGCAAAACCGCCATCCTCGCCAAGACCGAAGTCAGCTACGGGAGCGATCCCACGCCCGATGGCACCGCCAACGCCATCCTGGTGTCAAACGCCTCTTTCAACATCGCCTACACCAACGTCAACCGCGACCTGATCCGCGCCAACCTGGGCGGCAGCGAGCAGCTGGCCGGCACGCGCTTCGTCGAGTGCAGCTTCGATGTGGAATTGGCGAACTCGGGCACCGCCGGCACCGCCCCCGCCTGGGGCCCGCTGCTGCTGGCGTGCGGCATGGCCGAAGCGGTGCTCACCACGCCGGCCCGCGTGGAGTACACGCCCGTCAGCGCTTCCTTCAAGAGCGTGACGATCTACTACCACATCGACGGCACGCTGCGAAAAGCGCTCGGCTGCGTGGGCAACGCCGAGCTAATGCTCAACGAGGGCGAACGCCCGATGATCCGCTTCACGATGACCGGCCTGGACGGTGGCACCACCGCCACCGCCGACCCGACGCTCACGCTCACCGCCTGGAAGGTGCCCAGCGTGGTGTCCGACGTCAACAGCGGAGACATCAACCTCGGCGCCACCTACAGCGCCGGCACGCTGTCCAGCGGCACCGACTACCCGTCGCGCGGCCTGTCCATCAACCTGGGCAACACCATTGCGCGCAAGGCCATCCTGGGCGGCCAGTCTGTCAGCATCACGCAACGCGATGTCACCGGCACCTGCCAGCTCGAGCTCACCGCCAGCCAGGAAGCCACCTTCCGCACCGACATCAACGCCAACACCACGACGTCGCTGGGCTTCACCCACGGCACCGGCGCTGGCGTCGGCATCGTCCTGCACGCCCCGCGCGTGCAGCGCATCGACCCGTCCGACGTCGACTACGAAGGCGAGTTGCACACCGGGCTCAACCTGCGCTTCGTGCCCAACTCGGGCAACGACGAGATTCGCATCTGCTGCCTGTGATCCCCGCCGCCTGACCGCCCGCCACGCCACCCCTGACCGCAACACCACCACCCCATGGCCTTCAAGCTCGCCATCAGCAACACCGTCACCGTGCCCGTCGAGGGCCATATCCCCGACGCGGGCGGCCGCAAGACGCCGTTCAGCTTCCGCCTGGTCTGCCGCCGGCTGCCTGCCGACGAGCTGCGCCAGGCGATCGACGCCAACGACGCGACGGTGCCCGAGTTCCTGGCGGGCGTGGTCACGGGCTGGGAGGGCGTCCAGGGCGACGACGGGCACGAGCTCACCTACACCGGCGACGGCCTGCGCGAGCTGCTGAACATTGTCGGCATGGCCGGTGTGTGCTTCCAGGCCTACCTGTCGGCCTGCGGCGCGCGCGGCAAGGAAAAAAACTGACGGAGGCGGCCCGGCTGCTGGCCCGGGGGGAGCTTGATGTCACCACGGACCACACCGAGTCGCCCGACGACGAGCAAGACGCCGCGCTGGCCGCCTTTGGCCTGCAGCTGGCCGACGACGACCGCACACGCGACCGCACCTTCTGCCTCTGGCCCGAGCACCGCCGCGTGCTGGACTTGTGGTTTCGGGTGCAGACGCAATGGCGCGTCGGCATGGCCGGGCCGACCGGGCTGGACTACCAGGGCGTCGAGGCCGCCATCCGCATGTCGCGCCTGGCCGGCCCGCGCCGCGTCCCGACGCTGCTGGCAGAGCTGCAAACCATGGAGCGCGCAGCCCTGGCCGCCTGGGCCGAGATGCGCACCGAAAAGCCGGCCGCCCGCGGCCGCAGCAGGGGAGGGCTGACCCATGGCTGAGATGATCGGCATCCGCCTGCAACTGTCCGGCGCCAGCGAGACGGCATCCGGCCTGCGCCAGGTCAGCGGTGCCCTCGAGGACACCGCAGCCGAAGCCGGCCGCACGGCCACCGCGCTGTCGCACCTGCCCCGCGCGGCAGCCGCCCACGTCGACAGCGCCCGCGCCACGTCGGCACAGGTGCAGACGGCCATGTCGGCCAGCAGCCGCGAGATGCAGGCCCAGGCCAACATGCTCAAGCAGGCCAACCGCAACCTCAGCCTGCAGATGACCGAC